ATTTTTCAGCGTGGGTTATTGAAGCCTGCAGAAGAAGATTAATTAATGAAAAACATGCTCAATTTGTACCCAACAAAGACAAACACGACCAGAGCACCTGTTCAGACAGGTTTACTTAAACGACTTATATATGACACAAAAAGCGACCACTAAAGTCGCTTTTTCTTATGGTAACAGGCAATAACGCTCTCAGATATTTTTTAGCATTTTTTTGACCGCGCGTTTCCGGACGTATTCTGTTCTCCTGTCCCTTTATATCGTCGGAATACCCGCCGCTCTTCAAATCCCATTCCCAACTCAGAATGTAGTCTGTTGACCGCTTGTTTTATTTCTGTCAGGTTCATCGGTGAAACCGGAGTCCGGCGCGCCTTTCGCAAACACTCTGCTCGTTTCTGTGCCGCCACTTTTCTTTCTGGTCATCACTTAGCTGTACCATCACTTTTGCCCATCGTTCAGCTGCTCTCCGGTACAGTCCTTTTTCTCCAGACATTCTGCCAGGTGATCATGTAGCATAAGTGACCTCCGATTATCTACAGACTGCTATCCTGAATTTACCTTCCTTTAATGAAATAACAATAAAAAATAAATCACAGAAAAACAACAAAACAACACACAAAAAAACCAAATAATAAACCCAAATAATCACCTTATTTTATTATTTTTTGAGAGAGCTATTACTGAACAAAAAACGCTGACTATATACTCAAAACCAAACAACTATTCTGCCAATCAGGTATAATGGCAACACAAGGAATTACCGTGTTTTTGCCTTCTCTGCCCATACAATACGGACATATACTTCATACTCTATTGTAATATTTCCATCCATGCGAACAACTTCATTTATCTGTAAATAATATTCAAAATATTTATCACAGAAATCGTTTTTGGCCATGAACTGAGCACACTATAAAGTCCGGAACTGACTCTTTGTTAAATTACCTTAACGTTACCAGTAACACCTTCATAACAAAACATCACGGTATACACTGGGTACGGATATATTCCTGTGCTCCTTCCAGTTGCTTCTGCATTGCCATCAGCCGTTCTCTGAGGATGAAATAATCCCGTTCAGCGGCTTCTGCCAGTCGGGGACCGGTTGCATTATCCACGCCGGAGGTGATGGGGGCTTTACGCAAGGAGCCTGGACAGTTGGCGTTGATGCGCAGGCGCTTACGACCAGCGGCAACATCAGCACGCAGAGTTTCATTTTCAGCTCTCGCATCGGCTAATTCCCTCGAGTATCTGGCATCAAGTGCAGCGACATCACGCTGGCGTACCTGCATATCAGTAATTGTCACGTTCGCCAGCTTCAGCTCACTGGCTTTTTTATCGCGTTGCGCTTTGTAGGTAATGGCGTTATCGCGGTAATGATTCAGCCCCAGACTAAGCACACCACAGGCTACCAGCAGGACAATAATCACCACACACAGAACACGGTTCATATCCCCCTCACCCCACCAGCCATGACAAAGTTAAGACGCGCCAGGCAGTGGAAAAGCAAATAGCAACCAGCATTAGTGAAAATGAAATGCCGACGATTACACAGAGGATCTTCGCCAGCGTTATGAGCTTGTCTGACATGCTTAATCCTCTTCACGATTTCAACGCAATGACCAGTTTTGCCAGCCCATACAGCATCGGAGACACAGCAATACCGACCGCCACCCACTTAATAGCAAAAGCCAGCGCTCTGCTGACGTCATCAGTTACAGGCGCTTTCAGTTCAAGGCCGTTTTTCATAGTCAATCTCAACAGAATTCGTTTATACTTTCCCATGTTCTCCCTTGCCTTACTCAAGGTCAGAAACACAAAACCCCGTTTGCGGCCAACAAACGGGGTTTTACTTTTATTCACTTAGTTTTTGCCAGTTCGCAGGATTTCGTGTTATCCGCCAGTGTGAGCAAACCGCATTTTTCAGCAAAATATTCTGCTTATCTGTCAATTCCCCAGCACGCCAGCGCGCTCTCCTGGTCACGCCGTGAAACCTGACCGTAGCAGTTGTTTGAGCGAATACGGCAGTCTCTGCCACCGTCCTTAATCCACCAGCGAATCGCCTCACACGCTCCCCTGCGATCACCTGCATTAATTCGTCTGTAAAACGTCGACGGGAAACACTTACCGGGACCAATGTTGTACGGACAGAATGACGCGATCCCCGCTTTCTGGGGTTCGGTCAGCGGTACTTTAATATTGCGCTCCACCCACTCCAGCGCCTTATCACGTTCAATGGCGTTAACCTGGTCGCATTTTTCCTTCGACAACTTCATGCCCGGAACGACAGGTTTACCATCCACCAGGATGGCACCGCGGCAGATGGTCCAGATACCCGCACCATCACGGTATGCCGTGGTGTGGTTACCTTCTTTTTCGTCAAGAAACTGGTCGAGGATTTCAGGCGCAGACGCCCCTGCACCAATCAGCGCCAGAACGGCAGCCGACAGGCCGTATCTGATTTTTGCGTTCATGGATATTTATCAGGGTTTATCGATTTCAAATCCCTGGATATGTTAAGTCTTCAGGCCAGCGGTGGAGTCTTCAGAGAACCCGTAATTATTCCCGGTAGTTTTCCTCTGTAGGTTATCAACACATCCTGCGCCTCTAGAATTACGGGGCGCTTTTCCGGCAACGGACCATCCCCTTCACATAACCCGGCAGCAACATCCATGAAAAACTGCTTCGCCTGCTTTTTCGCCTCAGCTTCGTAAAACTCCAGCGTGGCACCTTCAGTACGGTCAAGACTAATCGCCACATCTGGCAACAACAGTGACGGATACCCACCAATTTCCGGTGCCACAGTAACAGTAATCTTATCCGGGTAATTATTTATCCCTTTAACACCCAGTTCGTATTTTTCTTCATCGCTTTACTCCCCCCGCGCCGCCTTACGACGGTCCTCTCTGATTTTGAAATACAGGTTAGTCAGATACGTCAGCAGGCCAAACAGCAGACTCCCCAGCACACCGATTGCCACCCACTGGGACGGAGAGACTTTGTCCAGCAGCTGCAGTAACCAGTATCCCGTCCCCACCGCTGACGTGGTGTATGACACACCTGTTGTGATTTTTTCCATCTGATGTATGTCTCCGTCACCGCCGACAGAAAATGAAAGTAAAGGAAAACAAAAAGCCGCCAGTGTCGCCCACTGACGGCCAACGCCGGGAGCCGTGATTATGGCATTCAGGCTCTGCTAAAAATGCCAGATAACATTCCGGCTCCCCCCCCCTGATTCAGGTTATAAATGACACAATATCTTGACAACACCCATCACTGTCTGTCAGAAAATGTACTGCCAGATATAAGTATCATGTGAAACCCAACTATCCTTCTTAGTACTTCTCCGACGAAAGTCAGTACTGGCTGTTTTTTTATTATGCTGCCGGTGCATTTATCTCCAGCATCAGACTTTCTATCTCAACGCCATACGCTGCATTTTTTGTAACATCCGTCAGCGTCAGCGCATTCAGTCCCAGTGTCAGACTGTCTTTTATAACCTGGAATGCCGGGCCAGCCACTCCATTCAGTTTCGGAGTAACCATGGCACTGCCGGCGGTGAACACCAGCTCCAGCGTCTGCCAGTCGTTACCGTAATCGCCGAACTCCCCCAGCTTCGTGTTTCCGGCTTTCCTGTGATGCATCAGATTCACCCTGCCGTCAGTGGTCTGAGTGAAGTACGACATCAGGAACGGATTACCCGGGTACCCGTCATCGCCACACCATCAGGAACGGGAGCATCCGTATACAGATAAATCCCCAGCCCGAACTGATTGTTGGTCAGTGCGCCTGACAGGCGGAACTTACAGGTCAGTCTGCCGCCCTGTGTCAGCAGGGTAATTGCGTCATCCACCGGATGCGTCAGGGACCAGGTTTTATTGCTCTGCCTGGTGATCTTAAATACACCATCTGACAACTGAATTCCGCCATCCTTAATGCTCCAGCCCTGCGCAGCAGCCTCTCCGGCTGCCGGCAGCAGGGAGATTGTGCGAACGGACGTATCTGCAGACGGACCCGATGGCGTGTTGCCGCCGGGCGAGGGTTTGATTTCCGGTGCCTTACCACTGATGAAGGCTGAGGTGCGCCCGGCTGCGTTCAGAATAGCGGTTGCCAGACGATCCGGAATAATGCTCCTGCGCGCCCATGAACTGAAATGTGTCGGGCGGTTTGATGATACCTGGTTTCCATTCGTTCTCGATGCCGCACCGTAATATCCTGATGCCGGAATATCCGGATCTTCTGCCGGCGCGTTAGTGGCGGTATTGACGCCGTTACCGTCTGTCATGAAGGGCACAAAATAAACGCCCTCACTCTCCCTGTTTTTATACCCGCCGTACACGGTGTCGTACTGGGTAGCGTATGTATTTTTCCAGTAATACGTCGTGTCACCACAAATCCACGGCACATCTGCAGCGCTGCCACCATGGCACTGCGCGTTAAACACGGAGAGGTCAGCACGAAACTGTGTCAGCATGGCTGTAAACAGCGCAGGTTGCTGTGCGTGGGTGGCGGCGCTCATGTCAAACTCACCCTGCATCCAGCAGACGGCCAGCAGAACGTTTTTGGGATTTTTCTGCAATGCAGCTTTAGTGCGCGAAATCAGATCCTGATATAACGGCTTCGCCCACCCCCAGCGTGCCGAATCCTGACTGGCCCCCGTGGACTCGCTGAATGTCCCCTCCGCGCCCTGGGTAAATGCCGAACCACCACGACAGCATGGTACCAGCAGGATCCCCGCGTTATTCGGGATATACGGGAGCAGTTTTTTGGCAATATGTAAACCCTGGCCGACACAGCCGTACTGCCCTTTGCTCAGGTCAGCCCTCGGATGATTCAGCGTACTCATATCCTGCACATCATGCAGACAGTGGTCAGCCGGAATAATATCGTTATATCTGCAGGCAG